CAGGCAATAGTTTCTGATAAAGATGGTTATGCACTTCTACATTGCTTTGGGTGTGCCGCAAACAAGTATGAATTGGTTGGAGAGCAAGCGCTCAAGGGGGAAGGATGATCAAGTCCATCAAGGTGCGAATTGGTTTTGTGATGCAGGCCATTAGGCTTGCATTTCAAAATCCGAAGGTGTCTGTAAAGAACACGCTTATGACAATGCAATGGCATGACGCAAAGAATACAACATTGGTTAAAGCTGAATCGAAGAGTTCATATCTAGGTCTAATTTTAGGCTTGGTTGTGAATGTTAAGCGTCAAACCGATTCTTTTAAGAAGTATGACAATCAGAAGTATGTGGATTTTTGCTCCAACGCTTTGCAAGAGATTTTGGTGAAAAGAGCAAAACCTACCGCAAAGCGCAAAAGAAAGATGCGGGCAGATTTTAGAAAGGTGAGATGACTATGACCACATTCAAAGAGGCTCAAATCATCATTGGCATCGATCCTGACTTAGAAAAGTCGGGAGTTGCCATTCTTGGGAATGATCTTCAACTCAAAAATCTGACGTTTCATGAAACTGTTGAGTTGTTCAGAAATGAACAGGACAGCATCAAGAAGGTCGTGATTGAAGCAGGTTGGGAGAACAAGAAAGCCAATTTCAGAGTAGGTGGTGGTCACTCAAGACAAGTGAACGAGCAAATTGCTAGACGTGTTGGGATGAATCATGCGACTGGAATTCTATTAGCAGAAATAGCACAGGCAATGGGTATAGCAGTTTTACTGGTGAAGCCTACTAAATCAAAACTCAATGCAGAGCAGTTTAACAAGATTACTGGCTGGCAAGGTCGTACAAATCAAGAGCAGCGTGACGCAGGCATGTTGATCTGGGGAATGAACGGGAAGAAGGTGGTGTGATGAAAACAGTAGCAGCGCAGTGGATCCATGTAGAAGACCAGCCACCAAATAAGAAAGTTATGTGCCTTTGTGATGACGGGAAAATTAGATTTGGCAAGCCTATTTGTGGTGATGGTTACTTTTATATTGAAAACCGAGTGAGTTGGGAGCGTGTAGAGTTCTGGCAAGAGATACCGCAACTAAAAGAAGTGCAAGAACAGTATTGGGCGAAGTAAGGGGATAGAGATGAATGCGGCAGTAAATCACATTATGCAAACAACGGACTGGACCAAATACAGTCTAGAAGAATGGCTTTATCAATTTGGGGCTTGGATGTACTCAAATTCTGGAACTTGTGGAAAGAGCATAAACCCGATTGCTGTCGCTATGGATCAGGCTGCTAAAAAACGTAAGCAAGATGTCAAGGGTAAAGAGCAGATCATGGCTGATTGGCTGTGTTCTGATGATGATACGCCTATGCCCAAAGTGCGAGGCAAGGGTATTACATGTGAGATTACGGACAATGAAGCGCGTGCAGTTCAGCGCCTCATCTTAGATATGCAGGGGCAGTCAGAAGTGTTAGATGAGTGGTTGGATGCTGTGATTGATCGCTATCTTTATGGCAACTCATGGTCAGACATGGTGATTAAAGTAGGGCGTGTAGATAACCCAACCATTCTCCGTACCCAACACGATGCTCGTGAAGATGTTCGCTGTGGTTTAGCAGCTATGCATTGTAGATACCCATTCATTCGTTTTGACTTAAAGAATAGAGACAAGTAATCAGGTTGACCTTGCGCAAGTTATATGGCATATTTATGTTAGAGTGGTGCGAAGTGTAAGTAAGGTGCCACTAGGTGATGGATTCTTACAGCGTCTTTCGCCGATCGAGATTAAATATGCCTAGAGTGAAATAGTCTGTAAGCCTCAAGGGTTCTCACCAATTTTAAAAGCTCATCATCCGATGGGCTTTTTGCTTTTATGCCCTACAAGCTTAGAACATTGGATTCCGATGTGCTGGACTGGATTTCTAGTCGATGCTTAGACGTAGGGCTATTTTTTTGGAGGTTCACATGCTCCGAATCATTAAGCAGATCTTTTGCATACATGTTTGGGAATATGAGTTGGATTATAACGAAGACCGAATCAAAGAATGCAGAAAGTGTGGAAAGATAAAATATAATTAACTATTGAGCATAAATATTTGATATTAAACGAATATTTGATAATTTCATCTAAGCTTGGTAAAGTGATTAAAGGATGATCTTTCTAAGTGATGTGTTTATGAATAATGATATATGTTTAAAATTAATCTGTGGCACAACTGGCAATATCTTTAACATGCCAAACTGTCGTATTGAGAATGATAGGGTTATTTATAGCACTAACCTTGATGCGCCAATAAAGATTGGTGATGTGGTAGTAAAGACTTGGGATGATGGTTATGAAGAGAAATTTACAGTTATCAATTTTGGGTTGAGTAAACTATTGCCAAGCTTAAGAATAGATATAAAGTAAAACGAGTTTTAAAATGTAAATATATGCCCCGCTTTGTGCGGGGTTTTCTTTTTTGGGGTGTTTATGTTCCAAATCTTGCAAGATGTGCAACACCTCATGACAGGTGTTTTTGTAGAGAAAGCAATTAAACCTTTGGGGCAAAAACCAAGACATAAACGAAAGATCGAAGCTCGAAAGAAGCAAATAAAAGAATTCAGAACCAGTGAGAGTGCAATTACATGTGAATTCGCACGTGAAAGGATTTATAAAAAGTGGGGATGGTGGTAATGGACACAATCGAAGCGAAGAAGAATTTAGAAATCTATAAACGTAATCTTAGCCGGTTAGAAAATTATAACCATTTATTCAGCAGCCATACGTTTAAGACTGAATGTCAGCGTGAAGTAAATACTCTCAGAACCAGAATAGAGAACTTGGAAAATGCGTTCGACAAAGAGGCTAAACGAAATAAGAGCGCTACCCTGCGTTAGATGCGGCTATCCTCACTCTCAAGCGGCTCATTCTAATTTCAGCGAACATGGTAAAGGCAAGGGCATTAAAGCAGATGATAAATTCACTATTCCGTTGTGCCATTCCTGCCATCAATGGTTTGACCAGTATCGAGGGATGGGACTTGTAGAATCTAAAGAATGGTTCGACAAGATGTTAGAAAAAACTGAGCGGATGCTTAATATTAAAGATGGGGATGTTTTTTGATGAGTAGGACTCGAAAAGGCAGTAAGCCTCAAAATTGTGACTATGAGTATTGGTCTAAAAGAGTTGGGAATAAAGGTGGCGGACGTGGAATGGGTCGCCAAACCAAGAAAGAAACGCTATCTAGAGAGCGCATGTTAGGTAAGGCGGCTCTTATTAGTGAGCTTAAAGAGCAGGATGTTTTTTGATATGAATAAATTTAAATAATTACATATGTTTATAAAAAAAATTAATCGCCATTTTTAAAATTATGATAAACTCTTTCTACACCAAAGGGGTTTATTATGAGCATAGATGAAGCAAAACTAGTTGTGCCTGGAACGAATGTTCTCAGAAGAGCTGGCGCTGCACTTATAAGCAATACAGCCACTCAGGTAGAAAAGACAGAAGCCTATAATATTTTAAATAATTGGAGAGCACTCCATTCTTATCCCATTGATGTATTTCAGAAAAATATTAGAAGTAAATGTACGCAACTAAAGTTTAGAGATTTTACGGTTGCGCAAAGATTGAAGCGTATGCCATCTATTATTTCTAAATTGCAAAGAAACCCAAGAATGAATTTGGCTAGAATGCAAGATATTGGCGGAGTTAGGGTTATTTTGCCAAGTATTGCAGATGTTAGGAAATTACATGAAGCACTAGTGGGGCGAAATAATAGGTTTAACCACGTTCCGATTGTGCCTTGCCATGATTATATAGAAAATCCCAAAAGTGATGGATATCGCAGTATCCACCAAGTTTTTACCTATAAAAGTAGAGATCACAGTGGGCTTGATGGTTTAAAAATCGAGTTACAAATACGTACAGCCTTGCAACACTCTTGGGCGACTGCAGTAGAAACATTGGGAGTAATTGAGAATGCATCTATTAAATCTGGCTTCGGAAGTGATGAGATTAGACGCTTTCTAAAACTAAGTAGTGCTTTATTTTCTATTAAAGAAGGCACACCTGTTGTTGAAGAGTTTTCAAAATCTACTCCAGAAGAGATCGCGATTGAAGCGAAAGATATCGAGCAACGGCTTCAAATCTTTACTAAATTAAAATGGTTGCAGATATCGGCAAAACATATTGAGTCTACGTCAAATAGTAGACATGCTTACCACCTATTAATTCTCAAGCAAGAGGAAAATAGCTGGAAAGTAAATGTAATTCCATTTACCAAGGCTCAGGAGGAAATTGCTCAAACAATGTATGCCACTTTGGAGTCGCAAGTAAAACAGGAACATGATGTAGACATTGTCCTTGTTTCGGTGGGTGACATGAAGGCGATTAAGAAGGCCTATCCAAACTACTTTTTGGACACAAATCAATTTATTAAAGAAATGCAGAGTGCGTTCAAAAAATATACTTAGGTTTTGATAAAAATTAAATTAAACCACCCTCGGGTGGTTTTTTATTGCGAGGTCAAAATGGAACCAAGATTCGTCATCAAAAACCATTCTGACATCAACTATGTAATTGGCTATCTCAACAGTAACCACGCTAAAGCAGCGAGTGAAGGGAAGCCGTTAGTCGTATTGATTGCACCACAAGAGAAAGATCGTTCAAAGGCTCAAAACCGCTTGTACTGGATGTGGCTTAATCAATGGGCTAAACGTCAAGGTACAGATAAAGACTATGAGCATCTGTTCTTCAAGAAGAACTTCTTAGCAAAAATCTATGATCGTGATGATGTGGGCCAATATAAGAAAACATTTAAAGCTGTTCGAGAGTTAAAGGATTCTAAACATCCACTCTACCAAGATGTAGCAAACGGTCTATGTGAGCTAATTAGCACTACAGATGCAAGTACAGCTCAATTCACTGAATACCTTAACGACATTCACGCCTTCTGCAATAAAAACGGATGTTATTTGGAAACACCTGATGATTTGAAATGGTGCTATAATTAAGTAATAAATCTGTATTAAGAACAATTGATTGTGAAGAATTCTAAAATTAAGCGTTTAAGGCCTGTAGTAATAGTTGCATCATTTATATGTGCTATTATAGTTTGGTTGAAAATAGACCATCTAATTGAATCCAATGACTTCTCAGTATTAATAGCTGCAGTAATGGTCGGATCGATTGTCATAGTTTTTTTTGAAAATATTTCAGAAATTTCAATAATTGGAACCTCTGTTAAGCTTCAACAGGTAAACAAGGATTCACAACAACTACTTGAAAAGCTTCAAATTGAAAACTTCAAAGTTAGATTGGCTCAGATTGGCTCTAGTGATGGTTTATTCGGTGATGGACGAGATACTCAATATGAATTTAAATCGAAATTGTATGAGTTAGTTGCAGATATTAAAAAAGCTGATTTACAAGATAATGAAGATTTAAAAAATAAATTTCTGCCAATGCTAACTTCACATATTGATCTTCAACTTAAAACTATTCAACAATTTGGTCGTTTTTTAGATCCAAATCCTTTAGTTGGTATTGAAGACCCAGAGGATCTAGAAAATGCTATTACAGATCAACTGGTTGAAACTGCACATGTGAAAATGTGCAATAGTAATATAGCTAAGCTGAAAACTATTTTAGACAACATTAAGCTCTATAAAAACTTATTACAAGCCAAAAATTGGTTTTTAAAATAACAATAACCGCCCAAGTGGCGGTTTTTTTATGGGTGAGAATAATGGATTCTGCAGAATACTTTTGGCTTACACGAAAAAAAGAACCTAAAACTAAGTCCAAATCTAGACCACTACCTAAAGCTACTCAAAAGTACTTAGAGGCTGAAGAAGAATTTACTCAAGCTTTGGATAATCTGGAAATTAAGTACGAAAAGAAACTCCAGTTTAAGTCTACTAAGCATTGGCGTTTTGATTTTCATTTAATTGAATATCGTATTTTAGTTGAAATTGCTGGTGGACCTTGGTCAGGTGGCCGAAAGGGCAAGCTGGCTACAAAAGCGTGGAGTATGGACCGTTACGATGTTGCTGAAGAAATGGGATATACCGTTGTTCGGTTAGAGGCAGCACCAAGATTTAAGATTAATGAATCTGGTCCATTGCAGATCCAAGCTCATTTCGCTAGTCAGTGGCTTAAAAACTTAAAGAGGCAGATTTTTAATGGAGCAGATCAGACCATTTCCACCGACTGATTTTATTGATCAAGCTGAAGAAGAGGAAGCAATTCGTTTAATACCCGCTCCAGATCTAAAGAAATGGGTTGTGGCCAACTACTTAACGATAGGTGGACCTCTTTATAACCCCGATCATGATCACATAGCTGAGCTGCTTCACGATAATGAAGAATTTTTAGCATTTGCTTGGGCCTCTTCTGCATATAAAAGCAAGCAAGCTATGGTGTTAGGCCAGTGCGAAAAAGTCATGTTCAATGTTGGTGGCTGGCGTAAAGCTCGACAAGAGCAACAGATGCGTGATTGGTTTGGTTTTGTACCTACTTATTTAATAACTGTCGACGCTTCTTTCTGTGAGCGTGCAAACGATACAGAGTTCTGTTACTTACTTGAACATGAGCTTTACCACATTGGAGTGATGAGAGACGAGGACGGAGAAATTGTTTATAGCGATAGTTCTGGTCTTCCTAAGCACTATCTTGCAGGTCATGACGTTGAAGAGTTTATTGGCGTAGTTAAACGTTATGGACCAAGCAAAAATGTTAAGCGACTTATTGAAGTCGCAAAAAATCCGCCGTTTGTTTCGAATCTTGATATTTCAAAATGCTGCGGCAACTGTGTAATCAATTGAGCCTAATGGCTCTTTTTTTTGCCTGTTTTGTTGGACGTAGTTGGACAAAGGGGGGGGTATGGCGGCACTTAAAGAGCCTGTGAAAATCTTTATAGTTCAGTCTCTTGCTTGCTTTGATACCCCTCAACAAGTAGCGGATGCTGTCAAACAGAGATTTGGTATTGAAATTGACCGAAGGCAATGCGAAGCGTATGACCCGACAAAAACAACTGGGAAGAACCTAAGCAAGAAGTTGGTAACCCTTTTTCACAAAACTCGAGAAGACTTTAAAAAGAATGTTTATGACATCCCGTTGGCTAATAAAGCCTATCGTATTAAAGAACTTCAGAAGATTTATGAAGACTGGAAAAACAACAGGCTAATGAAGCAAGGTGTGATTAAGCAGGTTCGGGAAGAAATGCAGGGTTATGACCTGATGCTTTTAAATCTTGAGTTAAAGCAGCTTGAAATTGAAAAGATCAGAAGTGGTGATGGTGAGGGGGCAGATGACCCAACACCAGTCAAGGTAACTATTCAAGTTGTGGATGCGAGTAAAAAAGA